TCCCTTGGATGGTTTTATTACGTACGAGCCTCTAACTATCTCATTTCTTATTGATGAGGACTTAGAAAACTATATGATTCTCCACAATTGGATTCGTGGATTGGGCACACCTGATAACTTTAAGGAAAGAGATGCCTTCATTAACACGATGAGAGCTACTGATTCTGGAGATATTGATGACGCACGATATGCTGATGGGACATTAGCAGTATTGAATAGTAATTTTCAAGCAAATTTCAACGTAGTATTCAATAAATTAATTCCAACTGGGTTGTCAGCACTGGAGTTTAATGCTACAATAGATGGCACAGAGTATGCCATGGCATCTTGTTCATTCCGTTATACGGCGTATCAGATTAGACGTGGTGAAGAATCTACAAGAGACAAACGACTTGAATGAATCTAGAAAAAATTGAGGAGATGTGGGCAAAAGATGCTGAGGCATTCTATGACCACAGGGAGTTACCTGAGTTGCTTGCCAACGATAGTATGGAAACACCCCGACTCCATGCAAAATATTTGCAATTTCATAATCAATTCAAACTGATGCTATCAGAATCGTCTGCAAAACACAAGCAGATGTATAGAGAGAAGTTTGAATACTACTCAGGTAAAGCAAGCGCCAAAGTATATGCAGAAAAACCTTTTGACTTGAAAGTGCTCAAAGGGGATGTTGGTATGTACATTGATAGTGACCCTGAGTTTTGTAAACTAAGACAGAAAATAGACTACTTGGAAACTTGCATAACTACTATTGATAGGATTCTAAAGCAAATCGATTCACGTGGGTTTGCCATCAAGAATACTATCGAGATAGTTAAGTATTATGGAATTAGATGATTACTATTGCCAAGAAGAATGAAGTCTATCTCAAAGTAGATGCGGAAGAGCATGTCCACAAAGAACTAAGTGAGCACTTCCAATTTGAAGTCCCACAAGCAAAGTTTATGCCACAGTATAGACGCCGCGTATGGGATGGCAAGATAAGACTTTATTCACCTGGCACTGGTGAAATCTATGTTGGTCTCTATGATTACCTTTGTGAGTATCTTGATAAGAAAGGATACGAGTATGTCATACAAGACAGCGAATACTATGGACATCCATGCGAAACGGAAGATTATGTATCACCTGAAGGTATTGCGAGTTTTATTAAGGCTCTTCGACTACCCTTCAAAATTCGAGACTATCAACTCAAAGGAATTTACCAGGCGATTAAACATAATCGCAAACTACTATTATCCCCCACGGGATCGGGCAAATCGTTAATCATCTATGCACTGGTGCGTTGGCACCTAGCAAAGAAGAGAGAGATATTAATTATTGTGCCTACAACTTCCTTGGTAACACAGTTGGTGCAGGATTTTAAGGACTATGGTTGGAGAGCAGAATCATACTGCCATCAAATTATGGCAGGAGCAGAGAAATATACAGATGCACCTGTAGTAGTATCGACATGGCAGAGTATCTACAAAGAACCTAAGAGATTCTTTGAGAGATTCGATACTATTATTGGTGACGAGGCACACTTATATAAAGCAAAGAGTCTGACGGGCATCCTCAACAAATGCCATGACGCAAAATATCGCGTCGGACTAACAGGGACACTAGACGGTCTTGAGTCTCACCAACTCATCCTAGAAGGGTTGTTTGGTAGGTGCGATCGTGTGACAAATACAGTAGACCTTATGAAAAAAGGTTTGCTCACGCCCCTTAGGGTGCGGATATTACTACTAAAACATGGACACGTCCCCTTTGATTACTATCAACAGGAGATGGATTATCTGGTCACACACACCAGACGTAACAACTTCATATGTAAGCTAGCACTAGATCTAGAGGGTAACACTCTTGTGCTATTCAATTACGTGGAGAAGCACGGTGACCCTCTTTGGGAATTGATAAATAAAAAGGTAGAAGAAGGTCGCAAGATTTTCTTCATACACGGTGGGATTGATGCTACCGAAAGAGAAGAAGCACGTAAGATATGTGAGAAAGAGAGCAACGCTATCATCCTCGCATCTTATGGGACATTCTCTACAGGTATTAATATCCGAAATCTACATAATGTTATCTTTGCTTCACCGTCAAAATCTAGAGTAAGAAACCTCCAGTCTATTGGTAGGGTATTGCGAAAGGGAGACAACAAAGCACAAGCAATCTTGTATGACATAGCAGATGATTGCTCTAAAGGCAACTCCCACAACTATACTTTCAGACATTTGCTTCACAGAATGAAGATTTATACAGAAGAAAGTTTTGATTATGAAATCACCAAGGTAAACCTGAGAGATGATTAATTACATACGCCACGACCACGAATTTTACGGAGTAATCAAACTCACTTCTGGTGAGGAGATTATGGGTACGATGATTGCGACATCAGAAGACCCTATTGATGACCCAGAGATTAAAGGGTCTAGCGTTATATTTGTATCAAATCCTGCAACCCCTAAAGAGCATCCAGTTAACAAGGGTGGAGAGATTGGTTTTGCTATTGGACTTGTCAAGTGGATGATGTGGTCCGACGAAGATTTCTATATCGTAAGAGAACAAGATATTGTAACTGTCGCTCCTATGGCAATGGGAGCAGTAATGATGTATAAACTCTGGTTGAGAAAGGAGATGGGTGACGATGATGTAGAAGCTCTAAACGTCCCCATGAATGAAAATATGGGTCTGGTCGGAAAGGTAGCAGACCTTAGAAAAAGATTAGAAGACCAGTGGACCAAAGATCAGAGCTAGTGATTCTCAACCCTTACATGGTTGATTATAATAGAAATAATGTAACGTGTCAAGCTTGACACAAACCGCTGTTTACAGTAAGATGTAAAGAGCATAAACAACTGTATGCAACGTTTAATGGCTCCAAAGAAAAAACAACACTATGTAGATAATAAACTCTTTCTATCGGAGATTATTAAATATCGTCAATCTGTAGAGGAAGCACGTTTGCTTGACAAACCTAAACCTCGTATCACTAGATATCTTGCTGAGTGTTTTTTGAAAATTGCGACACACCTATCGTATCGTCCCAATTTTATCAACTACATGTTTAAGGAGGATATGGTTTCAGATGGTGTAGAAAACTGTGTCCAATACATCGACAACTTCGACCCTAACAAATCTAAGAATCCTTTTGCATACTTCACACAGATTGTATACTATGCATTCCTAAGGCGAATTGCCAAGGAGAAGAGGCAGATGGATATTAGAGATAAACTTATTGAGAAGAATGGATACGACCAAGTATTCCACTCAGATAATAAAGAAGACCATTCAGAAATGAATTCTATCAAGAGCAGAATCGAAACAAATATGCGTAACTGATATGAGTAAAGTGCTGTTAATTACGGACCAGCATTTTGGTGTCCGTAACGATAACCAGTATTACGTTGAAAGGTATAAGTTATTCTACGAAAATATTGTCATCCCTTATATTGATGAGCATGGCATCACTGAGATTCTAAATCTTGGAGACACCTTTGACAAACGTAAGAGCATAAACTTCAGCAGTCTATCTGCTGCACATGATATGTGGTTTGGTCCTCTTGCAGAGAGGGGCATTCGTATGACAATGCTTGTTGGTAATCACGATATCTATTATAAGAATACTCTCAAAGTATCTGCACCTGAGTTGTTGCTCAGAGAATACTCAAACATCCAAGTTGTTGCTGACCCAACAGAAATGACTATTGGTGGCAGGAAGATGATGCTTGTGCCATGGATTTGTGATGACAATCGCAGAGAAGCATTAGATGCAATTAAGAAATCGAGAGCATCTTTCTGTATGGGTCACCTTGAATTAAATGGTTTCTCTCCTATTCCTGGTTTTACCATGGAGCATGGTGATGACCCTAGTATCTTCAAGAAATTCAAACTGGTATGCAGTGGACACTTCCATACACCTAGTTGTAGAGACCGTATCCATTACCTAGGCAATCCAGTCCAACTGTATTGGAATGACTATGGGTCAGATAGAGGGTTTCATATCCTAAATACAAAGGACTATTCCTTGGAGTTCGTCAAAAACCCCTATAATACTTTTTCTAAGGTATACTATAAGGATGGTGTTGACGTTGACATTGAAAGTCTGGAAAATACTTATGTGAAATTGATTGTCACTGAAAAGAATGACCAATTACATTTCGATAAAATTGTAAGAAAACTCCAGAAGGCAAATCTTGCCGACCTTAAAATCATTGAGGACATTACATATGGTCTTGATGATATTGAAGACGTAGAAATTGAAGACACTCTGTCTATTCTAGAGACCTGTGTGTCTGAATTAAAAAACAAAGATGATATCTTTGGCATCTTAAAATCTCTATACCTAGAAGCATTAGAAGTTTGATGTTTGTATTGCTCGATGAAAAAACTGGTGGCGTGTATGCAGTCCGTGATGACGACTCTGTAGAGCGTGTTGTACAGTTGTTTATTGACAAAGACGACGCAGACCGCTATTATGAGATGCTACAGGTATCAGGATACCCTAGACTTCTAGAAGTGAAAGAAGTAGAAGAAGACGCAGTAAAAGAAAACTGTAAGAATTACGGTTATAGATTTACGGTCATCACCCCTAACGACATTGTTATTCCACCCCCATTATGATTGTCTTTGAAAAGATTCGTTGGAAGAATTTCCTCTCCACAGGAAACGCTTTCACGGAGATTTGTATCACGGATTCTCCGTCGCATCTAATCATCGGCACTAATGGTGCAGGTAAATCTACACTGCTGGATGCATTATGTTTTGGTTTATTCAATAAACCTTTCCGTAAGATTAGTAAGTCACAACTCATCAACAGTGTCAATGAAAGAGAGACCTGTGTTGAGGTAGAATTTTCTATTGGTCAGGTATACTATAAGGTAGTCCGAGGCATGAAACCTAATGTCTTTGAGATTTATCGTAACGATACATTGCTTGACCAAGATGCTGCACAGAAAGACTATCAAAAATATCTTGAGCAGAGTATACTAAAGTTTAATTACAAGTCATTTACTCAGGTTGTTATCCTAGGGTCCTCTACATTTGTCCCTTTCATGCAACTGTCTGCCTCTCATAGGAGAGAAGTCATTGAAGACCTACTGGACATCCAAGTCTTCTCTAAGATGAATCTGCTGTT